GTCCAGGTCACCGTCATTCAGGATAGAACACAGCGAGGACTGCAGGGCATAGCAGATGTCCCAGATCTCATCTGCGATCTTGCGGTTCTTTGTCTCATTGAGCCTGTCTGCGAAGCTTACCGAATCGCCTTTCTGGATCTCCGCCATCGCACTGTCGATCTCCTCTTCCCCCATACCCGCCGCTTTCGCGATAAAAGCGACCAGCTTTTTCAAGATTCCAGAACCCCTCTCTCCCCCGCCCTCTTCTGATACAGGCTCCTGCCCGTCCTTTCTCTTGTAGAGCTTGATATGGGCGTCCGGGTTCGCCCCCTGGTCCACGAAATCAACCTTCGTAACTTCAAGATTTTTTAGCTTTGTAGCCATAAGCTCCTCCTTTCTTTGGATTTCTATATAATGCAAAAAGACACCCTTCATTACCATTTTCCCGACCCCGGTAAAATGGTCTTCACTGGCGGATGCCTTTCTGGATTATCGAATATTGAATTTTAGATGCCTAATCAACTTCCGCCTCAATCCTTTGAGCCGTACCCTCTACAGAGAACATCGGATAAGTTCCGTCCTTGACCTTCTCCCATACCTCCTGATCCGTAACTTTAAAGCCGATCCACCAGCCGACAGGGAGCGTCCCCTCCGGGATTCCCATAGCTTTCATCTTTTCTTCGGTAAAGACTACGCTCTCCACAAGGACTGCTGCCCCTCCTCTTTCATGCATCTCGCCGCCTTCGCGATAGAATTCCACGAATTTATAAGCAGCGTTCTCCAGTTCCTCCGGCTCCACGATGTCTTTTTGAAAATCCTCGATCAGCTCACCTCCTACCCTCATGGATACACTGGCCCATCCGAAGGCAAGCCTGCGGTCATCGTCGGATTTCGTGATCTTGAATCTGCCTTTTATGGGTTCCTTTGGTTTCAATCGGGTCTCCTTTTTAGATTTCTGTATAAGTTCTGAAAATTTATACAATGTCAAACTCCTCCAGACTCAAAAAAAGAGCCTGTAGTCCAAGCTCTTTTCATCATAATATTATTAGTTTCTTACCCCGTCAAACAGGGTTAAAGTCCGGGTTCCGGACTTGATTCACAAGGCTAAACCTATTGATTTTACTGGATTTCCATAGATTCTTTATGGATTTCTCAGCCAAAAGTGGGTGAAAATGGGGCAAACTTCTCAAAAATATTTATAAATCCGAACTGACATTCCCCTATATCTATTTGGAAAACAGCAGTTATAACTCAACTACTTCGCAGTATCTCCATTTAATTCAGATTGTACTTATCTTTTATTTCCTTGATCCGTTTATTTCGCTCTTCATAAATATAAGCAAAATCTGCCTTGTTGCTATCCAGGCCCTTAATATACCTTCCCTCATCTTTTAGTCTTTTTACAACCCTGTCTTCTTCATCCAGCACCCACTCTCTTAATTCTTCGTATTCTTTTTGCGCCTGGTCTATGTTATTCATGTGAATACCTCCTATATCCTATCCCAAGCCTTTCGGCAATACTAATAACTTCATCATGTCTTGTGTTGTATTCGTTCAAATCCGAAATTGGCAGATGCTCTTCCAATCCTGTCTGGCTTCTCGTTAGTTCATAAACAAACCGCTCATCTACCCCTCGCAATATTTCCATATCAAACTCCATAAACAATTGAATATCGTCATTGCTAAATGAATACTCATTTGAAGAACCTATCGGATGATTATGCGTAACATATGCGCCCTTCAAAGCATCTCCTATATCATCATCCGGATGGACGCTTTCTTTATCCCCAAAACACTGAAAAACAAGCCCTAAAGCCGTTATGACAACAGCCGATTCCTTATCATATCCGGCAATCTCTTTTTCGTATCCCCTTAATGTAGATAATACCACATCTTTTGACATGTTATCAAGCGATCCCAAATATTTAGGCGGGTCATGGTCTATATTTTTCACTTCACCTTCCTCATATGAAACCATCGCCTGAGCTGATGTCAATATATCATCAGCCACGATTCCTGGCATCGGCGCTTCCACCTCTACATACTGCACCGCGCACCTGCACCTCGGGTGCGCCGGAGGTGTAAGCTTATGCCCCGGAAAAAGAACCCTTCCAGGAAAGCCAAATTCTCCATCCATGCCAACCTGCGTCCCGTCTAAAGCCTGGCAGATGCTGCACACATTATCGGTCCCGGCAGTGACCCACCGTTTTTCCATGATACCCATCAGCCCCTCTGCCTGGGCCTGCCTTATCGTCTCATCCATGCCCTTGTTGAATGCAAACGCCATTTCCGTATGTGCGATCGTGTAAGCCCGCTCCCTCTGCTGCCGCGCCGCATAGATAAGCTGCTTCTCCCTGGCTTTTCTTTCGATGCTCTCCTTCTTCATCCGGGGATATTCTTTAGCAAGCCTCTCCTTTATGCTGTTATAGTACCTGACATTCGCTTTTGTCTGCCTTGCCGTCAGGCCGATGCAAGGGCGGATGACCCTGGCCAGCTCATCCACCGTATACTTATCCGTAATTCTCTTTACCAGCATTGCGTTAATCGCTTTTCTCTGCTCTTCGGTGGCCGATGTAACAAACGCCGAGCCGCGGCTGGTTATCCACGACACAACATTCGGCACGCCCGTATTAAACGCAAATCCTGACAGAAGGTCATCGAAAATCGGCTGGCCTTTCCCCCCCGCCGTGATCGCATCCAGCCACACCGGATACATTTTGTCTGCAACCATCTTCGTGTAATCCTGCTGCCACAGCCGCATCGTCTCTTCGGATACCGTCCCCTCCAGTATGGCCTCCCTGATCTCTTTGTAAGAGAATGCATTTCCCTGATCCTTCCAGAATCTTACCAGAAACTTAGCCGGTTCATCAGCATTCCCATCCAGATAGTCATTTAGACGGTTTAATACTTCCTGGCCGTCTTTGCTCGCTGATTTTTGGATATATCTCCTTTTAGGTGCTTTAAATATAAACATACGCTCACCTTCCTAACCGCTTCTTCGCTTCCCCGATCACTTCATCAGAAATATCATCATCTCCCTTTCCCGCTGCCGTCTCCAGCTCTGGAGGCTGGTTCTGGCCCTGCTGCCGCTCCCGCGTTCCATCAATATCACGGGCATCTTCTGACCTTCCCGGCAGATGTCCCACCTGCCGCACATAATCCTCAAGGCCGTCATCCGGCACGAGAACTCCGATACTGGTCATATCCCTGATAAAGGCAGATACCTTTTCAATGTCCGCATCCTCGATATCTCCGTGCGTCAGCTTCGGATAATCCGTCATTCCCGCAAAATGTTTTCCGTTTATGTCGATCAGGTTCGGTATGCCCTGGCTGTTGAAAGTCTCCGCGATAATATCCAGATACGCGCCGCAGGCCATAGCGAACAGCGCCGTCTTATCCGAGCTTAACGCCCAGGAGCCATTCTGCTGGTGCCCGAGAAAGATAAAATCAGCAAGGACCGTCATTGCAATCCTGGTATCATAGCGTTCTATTATTGCGTTTGTGTCAAATTGACGTGTTCCCCCAGTACTTAAAAGCTCCACCTTGAATCCACCAGGAAGAACCAGTCCTTCCTCCTCATCACGCCGTATATTGCGCACCATTTCTTCTAAGGCAGCCCTAAGCTCCGCCATTTCCTTATCATTGGCGTTCCAGATTTCATTTCCTGTATCTTCCGGGGTATAGATAACCGGCAGCCCGGCCAGATCCCGTTCTATGCCAATTCCCTCTATCTCCTGGATCCTACGCTTAAAATACCAGGAGCGGTAGGCATTTCTCAGGATGCTCCTGCCCTCCGGGTTATCCTTCCTTGAACGGGTACGAAACAGCATTCCTTTACTCATAGGGATCGTAAATATCCCAAAGTCAGGCGGGGGCATCTGCGTCATTCCAATAAGATTGTCCGCATCGTCGTATTCCCACTGATAAAGTGTTTCCTGCGCCCTGATCGGGAGCTTCGCCCATCCAATCAGACCGTCATCGAACTTGCTCCTGGTCCTGATGTCGTGGGTATTCCCCAGCCTGCGCTTGTACACTATCTCATGAAAACTCCAGCCGTAGGTAAGGAAAGACAGGATTTCTGATACAGTATCCACCCAGGTAGTCTGCATATCATCAAGGCATGACTGGACAAATTCTGCTGCCTCCTTATCACCTGGAGTGCTGCCCTGCGGCTCTACCGTCCATGTGGTCTGACGGACCAGCATCTCAATCGCGTACAGGATAGCGCCGACGATATCATCATTGTCAGCCATCTCCCGGTAAGCTTCTATGCCTTTATGCCCCTGCAGTTCCGGGAGAAATTCTTCATAAATAACACCGCCATACCGGCGCTGGCCGATACGGCCTATTTCTTTTCTGTTTGCCATTAACAATTCCTGCTTTCTTTAAACTTTGTACATGAAAACACCGCCCATTTCTGAGCGGTGTCCATCCTGTTTTTCATGGTTTTCTGTTTTTCATGGTTTTACCAATCTTATGCTACAACACTTTTATTTGGATAATGTTTTGCAAATGTGTAAACTGCTTGTAAATATTCTGCATCACAGCTCAGTTCTGTCATTTGTGTTATTTCCTGCCTATATTGCTCCTGAACAGAATTAACTCTTCTACAGCTTATATAGCCCCTCCTTTGGGTCTGTTGTTCAATATTGCGTAAGATGGTCTCCTGTTTTTCCAGCTTATCTTTTAAATACATCTGCAGTTCCTGGTTGATTCCCGTTTCCAACCGCGTCTCCATCTCGTGGAAACGGTTTATGTACCGGGCTGTGAAGATAGTTCCCTTTGTTCCCGTCAATTTGTGAGCTATGAACTCACAGCCTTTCTTGGTTATGCGATAGCAAGGTCGTATTTCTCCTTTAGTGTCTTTATAGGTGCTTTCTTCAAAAAAATCAACGGGTGCAATCTTGCACTGGTTAAGCTGATTAGTGTATCTACGCAAATCTCTTAATAACATTTTATGCTCTTTCTCTACCATTTCGGCAACTTCCATCGAAGTAAGTATTTGTTCAATATTTTTCATGTCAAAATCTCCTTTCAAATGTTCTTGAAAGAGATTTCCCTTTATGATAAGATATTTCATAGAGGAAAACCTCATTTTACCAAATAAAAGTAACCGTTGCTCGCCAAAGTATCCGGTTGCTTTTATTTTTCTTTCAACTTCTTAATCCCTCTGCTTATTGCTTCTGTCCTGTTCACATTATTTTCTTCACAATATTCTTCTAAAGTTTTTTTATCTTCATCACTAATGCGAATACTCAATTTGTTAGGTCTAGGATTATTCGTCGGCCTGCCTGTTCTTGGTGACATTGGAGCCTCCTTTCTTTTGTCGGGCATAATTCTATTATATATTATGTCGGGCAAAAGTCAAGTTTTTGTTTTCACTTTTTATCAAAATAGGCAGCCCTCATTGAGCTGCCTATTTTCATTCCATCGATATTAACTACCAAGTAATCCGATCTGCTGATATAACTTTTGCCCCATATAAATTAATATTGCCAATACCATCATCAACATATATTAACAAATCATATCTGTCATATATGCCACCGATATCATCACTTCCTGGAGCTTTAAAATCTTTATTCGCATTACATGCTTGGGATGCCAAATATCTCGCTACGTCTTCACCAGCCATTTTTGCAGTATCTTCAT